AAATATTACACAGGAGGTACCAAACGCATGGATAAGCTAGAAAAACTTATCGCCAGGAATGACGTGCTTTTGAAGGACATGCGCGCTCTGGCCGATAAGGACGAGGCACTGACGGAAGAGGAAGTGGCGTCCTATGAGGCAATGGAAAAGGAGTATGACCAAAATGAAAAGGAGATCACCCGGTTACAGGCGCTGGCTAATAGGGAGAGCAAGGCACGGGAGCCGGTCAACAAACCGGTTGTTACTGTTGTTGATGAACCTCTTCCCAAGCCTTACAAAAACCTTGTAACACAGCTGCGGGATGTCAAGGCGGCGGCGCAGGGCATAGTTTCTGAAAACCTGCTGAAAGTCCACAATGCCATGGGTGGGAACGTAGGGATAGGGCAGGAAGGCGGTTTTGCGGTACAGACCGACTTTGCAGGTGTGATCATGGGATCGGCGGCCAGGGCTGGAAACATCTTGCCCTTGGTGGACAGCTATGAGGTAACAGATGGCAGTAATGCCGTCAAGTGGATTGACATTGATGAGGACAACGTGTCTGAAACTGTTTTTGGTGGCGTGCGGGTGTACTGGGCGGCAGAAGCTGCGGAAGTGGCGGCATCGCACCCGAAGCTGGCGGAAAAAGAATTAAAGTTGGAAAAGCTTATGGGCTTTGCCTATGCAACTTATGAGTTAGAGGCAGACTCCAGTTTTATCAACACCCTTTATAACCGTGCTTTTGCTTTGGCAATCCAGCGGGCTCTGGAAGGCGCGATCATTTCCGGTGGCGGTGTAGGTAAACCGCTGGGCTTTTTGAAAAGTGCCGCGCTGGTGGCAGTTGCAGCAGAGAGCAAGCAGGCTGCCGGGACTATCACCTGGAAGAACCTGTCGGCGATGTATCATAGTGTTTTGGATAAAGTCAAGGCAGTATGGCTAACCCATCCGGATGTACACGAGCAATTTGACTTCCTGGAGTTTCCTGTCGGCACCGGCGGTGTCCCTGTTTATTTGCCGGCTACCCAGCAGGGTTCGATTGATACCTTAAGGGGCCGGGCTATCGTAGAATCGGACCATTGTTCGGCCCTGGGTGCGGCTGGCGACATTAACTTTGTCGATTTGTCGCAGTATATGCTGGCCTATAAGGGCGGTGTGGATGCGGCAACTTCGATTCACGTCCAGTTCCTGACCGCTGAAAACTGTTTCCGTTTTATCTTCCGTGCAAATGGGATGCCGAAACGGAACAAATCATTAACCATCAAAAATTCTTCGAAGCCGCGCTCTTCCTACATTGCGCTGGCTGCGAGGTAATAAGGAGAACCAAAAAAATAAGGAGGACCAAAAACCATGTTCACTAAACTTATCGAACGGTTTCGTACCCGGGTGTTAATTGCCCCGGTGGCTACAGACAGTAACCCTAAGCAGTATGCGTTACCTACCCCCGGCGTGATGGGGATTACTATCCGCTGCATCCTAAACAAGGGCAATGCTGCAGCGACTGCCCTATCGCTAAAAACATCCACCTCCGCAGCGGGAGCGGGTGAAGCTGCCTACCCGGCGGATATTCCGATTTATGTTGATGGAGTGCGGGATGTTGATGCCAAAGGCTATACTTTCAGCTCTGATACCGGTGTCAGTTACATTGTTGATTTCTGCATTGATCCGGCGACTGTCCCTGAAGGCGCTTATGTTGGTATTGCTACTGGCACCGGTAATACAGCCAATCTGATTTCTGTTGAAATGATCGAGGACGTGGCTTACAAACCGACTCCAACCGCTGACCCGGCATAAAACCCCTATACGGGTATGGAGAAAGGAGCAAAAAATGGCAGTTGCAAACGTAGGTTCAAAATGGGTAGAAGGCAATCTGGTGTTTTTTTCCAAGATAACTGGACAGGAGATCCTTGTTTTTGATGCAGAAGATGAGAAACTTGTTATTCCTGATGGTTCAGGCATAGAAACGGATCTGGCAGCAATAACTCTTACAGCCCCCGATGACGTAACCCTTGAACTAGACAAAAGTACTCCTGCCAAGCTGCAGGTTAAGGATGGTGGTGTTGATGAGGACAAATTAGCTGCTTCTGTGGCCGGCGACGGACTATCTGGCGGCAACGGTGATCCCCTGGAAGTGCTGGTGGATGCTGTAACTATTGAAATCGATAATACAGATGGTTTGCAAACGAAGGGTGTTTCTGGTTCTTTCGAGGACGGTGACGGTAAAACCATTACTGTGACAAAGGGGATTATCACTAGCCTGGGAGGCGAGGGCTAACCATGGCTATTACACTTGTGACTATGGCCCCACGTTATATCGGCCCAGCAGATGAGCGTGAAGATTTTACTTCCGAATTCGTTGGTGCCGAATATTTTGAAAGTGATACAGGATTAACTTATGTGTTTTGCGGCGTGACGGAAAACAAAAATGGTGGCGATAACGGTGACGAAGATGAGGCAGTCTGGACGCTGAAGCTCTATCCGGTAGAGAAAGAAGCAACTTAAAGGTGGTGACAGCATGGCCCTGAAATTGATTGATCCCCCGGAAACCGAACCAATAACCCTTGAGCAGGCCATCCATCACCTTAATGAATATGTCCTTTTCGAGCCGGGATGTGCTCTAGAATATATCGTTGATCTAATTACCACCGCGAGGGAAACATGCGAAGAGTACCAAAATCGGGCTTACTTGACGCAGGAATGGGAGCTTTGGTTGGATAAATGGCTGGACATTATTGAGGTTCCCCGCCCCCCCTTACAAGGAATTAAATCAATCGAATATTATGATCAGGATAACGAAAAGCATATTGTTGTCCCAGATAACTACTTTGTGGACACCAATAGTGAGCCAGGTCGTATTATTCCGCTTGTTCCGTGGCCTGCAGAACTGCGCCCAATAAGCAGTATCTGTATCACATTTACAGCAGGATATGTAGATACTGCAAAGGTTCCCCGTCGGGTCCGGCAGGCGATTCTTTTGTTAGTAGCGGAATGGCATTTAAACCGCGAAGCATCGAGCCTAACCGGGAAAGCTGGGGCGGAGAAATTCAACCGCGAGATCCCTTTCGGCGTTACCCGGCTGCTCGATGTAGATAGGATGGTGCCGGTATGATTAAAGCCGGAGAACTACGGCACAGAGCTGATATACTGAAGCCAAAGGAGCCTACCAACATAAACGGCAATCCGCTGGAGGAATACAAAATCTTTAGGACAGGTGTCCCTGTTGGTTTTCAGAAAGCGCCCTGGGGCAGGGAATTTTGGGAGGCGCAGGCCCAGCATGGCATAAGTGTGCGGCGGTTGATGATGCGCTACATACCTGGCGTTCGGGAGGATATGCGGATTAGAGTCAACAGAAGAATATATGAAATCATTCCCCCGATTGACAATGTTGCAGATCTTAACCGTGAATTGGTGTTGACCATAAAAGAGGTGATTTAAGCAATGCTTGAGCCTACCATTGAAGTTGAAGGCATGGAAGAATTTATCGAAACTATTGACCGCTTAATTGAGGGTATGAAACCGGATAAGATAGAGCCGGTACTGGACAAGGCTGCCAGGCCAATTGCCAAGGAGGTCCGCGCTCGTGTTCCGCTTGGGCCTACCAGCAATCTAAAAAAAGCTATCAAGAAAAAGAAGTTAGAGCGCCTCTTTGGACAACCTGCACCATATATTGTGGCTATTGATCGAAAAAAAGCTCCCCATGCCTGGCTTGTGACACATGGCACGTCCGGCGTGCGCCCGGTAGATCCCCCGCATTATGCGAATTTAGGCGGGCGGAGCATAAAGATTACCCAGACTGGCGTCATGCCTCCGAATCGGTTTTTTGCGGAGGCTGTTGAGGCAAAACAGGGTGAAGCGTTGGCGATTGTTGAAAAGGGGGTGGCCGACATCTTGGAGGAGGCAATGAAGTGAACATTAAAATTAAAACCGCAAAACGCCTCCTGGCTGTGGCTGAATTAACAGCAATCACCGGTACGCGTATCTATCGCGGCAAACGTCTTCCCCGGAACCAAGCGCTAAAACCGCCGCATATCATTATCTGGCAGATATCCAAAACACCGCATTATGACCATGATGGCTACAGCGGCTTGACTGATGTGACCCTGCAGATATCTTGCTTTAGTCCTGATCCGGATCAGGCAGACACTATGGCGGTTTTAGTGCGGCAGAGCATGGAATCTTGGCCGACTGAAACCAATAGTATCGACAATGTTTTCCTTGAGGACGAATCTGAGAATTTTGAAAAGGAAACTCTGATTCATCACATCGCCCTTGACATGGCGATTGCGTATCATGAATTAGGAGGTAAAAAACAATGAGTGATGCTGTTGTGCAAAAAACACATGGGACTACCCTGTGGCGTGAGAAAGAGCAAGTAGCACGGCTTTTGAACATTAACCCACCGGAAATGTCCCGTGACGATATAGATGTTACCGATCATGATAGCCCCGAAGGGGTTAGAGAGTTTATTCCCGGACTAAAGCAAGCAGGAGAGGTGCCTATTGAGGGGCACCTTATTCCTACCAACAGCTCCCAAACGGGATTGTTAGCGGCCGTGGATATTGACATATCCGAGGAATGGATGATTAAGTTCCCTACTGTTCCAGTGCTGTGTATTAGATTTTATGGTTATGTTAAGAGTTTCAAAGTTGGACCGGCCCCAGTTGACGGCAAAATGACATTTAACGCTGTGATTAAAGTTACGGGCAGGGCCGTTATTGAAATTGACGAATCCGCCGGCCTTGATAGTTTGAGCTTGAGCACGGGGGAGCTGGCACCGACTTTTAAAACAGATATTTATGAATACTTTGCTTCTGTTGACAATGCAGTCGATACCATCAAAATTACCCCGACCGCATTCGGTCACACTATCACCGTTAATGGAAAGAAGGTAACTTCCGGACAGGCCTCCGGCGACATCGATCTGGCCGCCGGGGGACTGACCACAATCACTACCAAGGTTTGGGAAACCGGCAAAGTTCCGAAAGTCTATATTGTAAAAGTTTACCGGGGAGAGGTGTAATTCATGTACGGTATTGAAATTGAACTGGGCGGGAAATCCCGAAAATTGCGTTATGACTTTAATGCCATTGCCGATATTGAACAAAAAGCCGGCCTGGGTATTGGTGCAATGTTCGATGAAAACCGGACCGGCTTCAACTCTATTCGCTTGCTTATTTGGGGCGGCTTGAAGTGGCAGGAACGAGGGCTGACAATTGAGCGGGCCGGCCAGTTTGTGGGCAATTATATCCGCGATGGTGGCAGCCTGGAAGAGCTTATGGAAAAAGTTCACGCGGCGCTGGAACGCGGCGGCTTGGTCAAGTTTAAAGCGGTTGGAACAGAGGATGACGGGGGAAACATGAAAGCGGAGACGGTGTAAAAGCTGATCTCCGCTTTTCTGACATTTTACCGGAGCAGGAAAAACTAGCAGTCAAGCTTGGTTTGAAACCCTGGGAATTCTGGCGAATGACATCAGCAGAATTTTCTTTGTACGTCGATGGTCACGATTGGCGCGATGATCAGGTTTGGTTCAGGACCGCCTGGCAGACCGTTTGGATCATCAACCACTGGCGCAAACGTGAGGGCCAGTTAGCGATTGATGATATCTTGCCGGAACGCCAAAAAGATCAGAAACTCAAGGAGCCTATGACCGATGAACAGATGGCACAGAACGCCATGGCCTGGGCTTTGATGCTGGGGGCAGAAGACAAAAGGTCAAATAAGAGGGTGCAGTGATGGCCGAAAAGAAACTCATGGTTGTTGTCGGCGCAAAAGCTTCGGAATTTAACCGGATCATGGGACAGGTGCAGAAAGACACTAAAAGCATCAGCAAGCTGTTTAAAGATGTCGGTAAGGATATGCAAGTCCTGGGCAAGACTTTGACCGCCTCTATCACTGTTCCTATCATGGCTGTGGGCGGCGCTGCGCTCAAGTTCTATGGCGATTTTGAAAAACAGATGGCGCAGTCAACCGCAATCATGGACGATCTTTCTGACGACATGCGCAAAAAAATGGAAGTCACGGCCCGAGAAATTGGCAAGACAACCCGCTTTGGTGCTACGCAGGCGGCCGAAGCCTTTGAATTCCTTGCCCTGGCTGGTTTAGATGCCGAACAATCCATAGCCGCGCTCCCTCAGGTAGCTGCATTTGCCCAGGCCGGAAACTTCGACCTAGCTCGAGCCACCGACCTGGCCACAGACGCCCAGTCAGCACTGGGTATGACATCCGAGGACGCAGCAGAAAACCTAGAAAATTTAACCCGTGTTACTGATGTTTTAACCCGAGCCGCTACCTTGGCGAACGCCAACACAGAACAATTTTCTGAGGCGCTGACCGAAAAAGCCGGGGTAGCTCTGCGAAATTTGAACAAGGATGTCGAAGAAGGCTCCGCAGTCCTTGCTGTTTTTGCTGATCAGGGTGTTAAAGGCGGACAGGCCGGCATAATCTTGAATGCCTCCCTGGAGGGTTTATCGCGGCAGGCGATTATCAATAAAGATATTTTTGCAGAATATAATGTCGAAGTTTTTGACACCGAGGGCAACATGAAGCACATGGCTGACATCACAGAGGATCTCGAAAAAGCACTGGGCGAGATGTCAGTAGAAGAGCAAAGGGCTACGTTAATGAAAATGGGCTTTAACCGACAGGCCCTAAATGGTATCCAGATGCTGATGGGCAATTCGGACGCCATCAGGGAATATGAAAAAGAGCTTAGGAGTGCGGGTGGCGTAACGCAAGAGGTTGCGGAGAAGCAAATGAATAACCTCTGGGATCAACTGGGTTTGTTGAAAGACCGACTGATCGACTCCGGCATTGTTTTGGGCGAAGTTCTAGGCGACACGATTCGTGATGTTGTAATTCCCATGATTGACCGACTTGTTGAAAGTATTGCAAAAATAGCCGAATGGTTTGCAAATTTAGACCCTTTTTGGCAGCAATTTATCATTACTGCCCTTGCTATCGCTGCAGTCCTTGGTCCGGTGATATTGATAGCAGGAAAAATTATGTCTGCTATTGGTGCGCTGATCCCGATCATTGCAAAGATCATCGTCGTGGTCAAGACCGTTGGTGCGGCTGTCGCCGGAGTTGTAAGCGGGCCTTTACTGTTGATTGTCGGCGCTATTGCCGCTGCTATTGCTATTGGTGTTTTGCTCTACAAAAACTGGGATAAAATCAAAGAGGTGTTGGATAGGGTTTGGGGTGCGATTGTAGACTTTTTCACGGTGACGATTCCAGAGGCGATAAATACCGGCCTAAAATGGTTTAGTGAATTACCAGGCAGGGTCGCCGAATTTCTTAATGAACTTCCCGGGAAAATCGGCGAATTGCTTGGAAAAGCACTGGGGTATATTATAAAGTTTGGCATTGATGCCATGAAGTGGGCCATCGCCGAGGTTCCAAAATTTATTGCAAACGTAATAAAGTTTTATATGGAGTTGCCGGGGAAAATATGGGAATGGTTGTTGGCTGCACTAAAAAAGCTGGGTGAATGGGCTATGGAGGGACTGCGGATAGTCGGCGGATGGGGTAGGGACCTTCTTTCCTGGGCTAAAAGAGAATTGCCGGGGGTTGTAAATAATATTGTAAGCTTTTTCAAGGGCTTACCCGGCAAATTTTTGGAGATCGGCAAAGATATCGTGCGGGGACTTTGGGATGGCATCAGCTCCATGGTCGGATGGATTAGGAGCAAAATATCAGACTTCGTCGGCGGCATCGTTAGCGGAGTCAAGGGTGTTTTAGGCATTAGTTCCCCGTCCCGGATATTTATGGGCATAGGAGAAAACATTACCACGGGGCTTGCCAAAGGAATATCAGAGGCTCAGGCCGTGGTTGACAGTGCCATGACAAGGTTGTTTGATCCAAACATCAGTTTGAATTATGCTTCAGGTAGCGCAGGCGTTTCCGATACTGATGCTACTGCCCAGGCCGTTTACCGGGCAATGATGGACGCCTTTCGTATGGCCGAAGCGTCATCTCCTGATGGTACCGGCGATACTAGAGCCCTGGAAATAAAACTCGATAGCACAGTTCTGGCCCAGTTATTGTTACCGGCACTAGTTCGTGAGGGGCAAAGACAAGGTCTCAATCTTTTCGTTCGATTGCAGGGGGTATAGCAATGCTTAAAATTGCGGGGGTACCAATTAAGACACAAACCGGTATAAAAATAAGTCTGATTGACATAGAGAGAACGGAACGTGTAGCTTCGGGGAAATTAGTTGCAGAAATTATAGCTACTAAACGGCAGCTGGATATTTCTTGGAAAATGATACCGGATAGTGAATACAAGTTAATTTTAGACACTATAATAGCCAACAAACCGTTTTTTACTTTGGAATATCCCGATGCTGGTGGCGCAAAGACAATAGTTTGCAAGGCTAGTAATATTATTGCCAGCCTGTGGCATACAGTTGGCGGCATCCGCCGTTGGGAGGAAGTGCAGATTTCCTTCATCGAACAGTAGTGGAGGGACGCCTATGTATCCAGTTACAGAAGGCTTTCACCAGGTAATGCAAGCAAACAAACGGCGGGTGCTTGCAAAGGCAACAATAGATTATACAGATCCGTTTCTGGACCAGTCCGTAACCATAGAACCGAACGAAGCAGCGAGGATTAGTTATCCCTTTCAGACCGCAGACGGAATACTGAAGCCTGCTGCAAAGTTTGCATCGCTTGATGGCTCGTGGAAACTTAATGCTGATTATAAGCTTGCCCCCGATCCAAGCGAAGCGAGGATTGTACAAATGGGATGGTGGGGGGGACAGTTATCAGATGAAAATTATTTATTTGTTGTTCCCTACCCCCTGCTCACTGTTGAGTTTTTCAACAGGCCGATAGATTCTTTGCGGGTAGTGGGAGACAACAAGCGTGGAGAATACCCGGTCAATTTCGAGATAGTTCTTTATGACAAGACCGATACCGTGCTCTATACGGAAACAGTAACCGGAAATGATGGTGTAGTTTGGTCGAAGCCATTGATTGAGCCTGTACCTGATGTCGTAAAGATGACGTTGGAAATATCTCGCTGGAGCCACGAGGGGCGGCAGGTGAAGATACTGGAGTTTTTTACCAGCCTCCGTGAGCTTTACGAGACAGATGATATTGTTTCCATCCGGCTTATTGAGGAAAGGGAACTATCCCATGGCAGCTTGCCGGTGGGAAATATTAGCTCTAACGAGATTGAGCTGCGGCTTTATAACCATGACCGTAAATTTGATGTTGGAAATACTAGCAGTCCTCTTTACGAGCTGCTTCGTGCGAATAGAAAGATAGCCTTGTTCCTAGGCACAGAGATAGGCGAGGATCAGATGGAATACGTCCCGCTGGGCGTGTTCTGGTCTGGTAACTGGAAAGTGCCGGAAGACGGGCTTTATGCGCATACCCTTGGCCGTGACCGGCTGGAGCTGCTTAGACAGAGCACATACAATATCAGCCAGGTGGTCGAGGATGAGACACTGTATGACCTCGCCGAAGCGGTTTTGGTGAGCGCAAATCTCATGCCGGATGAATACTGGATCGACCCGGAGTTGGAGCAGTTTGTTGTGCCCTACGCCTATTTTGAGCCGCAGACGCACCGGGAAGCACTGCGAAAAATTGCTGAGGCATGCGTTGGGCAAGTATATTGTGACCGGGAAGGTACTATTCGGGTGGAAGGGCCATCGTACTTCATCCAGGGTACTCCGCTCCCCTATGACATAGGGCCGGACGATTACTTTACAAAAGATAATCCTGCAAAGTGGGAAGAAATAGCGAATTATATTGAGGTAGAGACGCTTCCGCTGGTAAGGGACACCTCGGGCGAAGTGTATCGCAGCAATGACCTGATAGAGGCTGACGAGGAAATAGTAATAACGGTGCAATATAATCATGTCCCTTGTATGGACGCCGCCGCGAACCTTGTAGATGTGACTGGCAGCGTAATAATTACAGATGCGAAGTATTATGCCGGCGGTGCGGAGGTTACTGTTTCCTGCGTAAACAAGAGCAGCTTCAGGTTGAAGATAGACGCCACGCCGCTGAAAGTGCAGAACAAGGAAATGATTGTGGCGCAGGATAAAAACAGCGTTAAAGAAAACGGCCTGATAAGATTTACATTCCCGGGCAATCCGCTGGTACAGACGCAGCAGATAGCGCGGAGAATAGCCGAAACTATCTTATTTATTTATAAAGACCCACGGCGGGGGATTGAGATGGACTGGCGCGGCAACCCGGCGATAGAACTTGGGGATGTCATCACAGCGCCGGATTATCAAGCAGGTGGGGAAGACGTGAAGGGTTATTTCATCGTTACCAGGCAGGAAATAGAATACACAGGCACCCTCCGGGCAAAGCTGGCCGGGCGAAGAATTGTAGCACCAGAGGAGGAATGATATATGGCATGGCAGGAACCTAAAACAGACTGGAAGGCCGCTGATCCTGTGGCAGAAAGTGACTTTAACAGGATAGAGGGAAACATAGGATACTTAAACGAAAAAGCGGTGAAATGGGAAGACATAGAGGACAAGCCTGACCCGGGTTTTTATTTTGGCACAGGCGAGGACACGACAACTGTAATAGCGGGTAAATCATTCAAAACCATTGATATAAATTATCCTGAAGGAGTGGAATGCAGTAAAGGCGGTATCGTATTTTTGGTTGATAAAATAGAAAAATATGCAGCAGGGTTTCATACTGGTGCCATATCAATGTCTCCTAAGGGAACTGTTATGTCCATTGCGATTCATTATTATTTATTTGCATGCGCAGAAGGAATCAAGGAAAGAACAGTGATTTCTTTTGGAAACGGACCGGGCGTTGGGTCATCCACCAATTATGGCGAAGAAGGTTCGTATCAATTTGGGGACAATATATTTTTGAATTATTGCTATTTTTTATGGGATAGGCTTGCTATCGAATTTTACAATGCGAGCAATACTAATAAAACGCTTAATTTACAGGTATATTATGTTATGTCCTGAAGGGGGCCAATTCAATGGGAATCATCATTTACGAACCGGAAACAAAAACCAAATACAGGGTTCTTTTTGCGGGGCACAACATAAACGAACCGACAGCAGATAAAAATTGCTTGGTAGTAAAAAAATCTATTCCCTTATGGTCTGAAAGTAAGGCTAAGGCTGATGAACAGCCTGTAATGTATTATAACCCTATAAAAGAGGAGTTTTGGTTCGAATATGTTAAAGTGCCGCTATCTACAAGCGAAAAGATGGGCCAAAAAATTGCCAGGTTGGAGCAAAAACTAAATTCCTTAATCATCGAATTAACGGATAAAAAAATTGTTTCAGATTTTGAACGGGAAGCTTGATGGATTAAAAACAGAATTGCAAAATTACATTTAAAATATCCAAACTATGAAGCCGCAAGGCTTATTTTTATTTTGGAGGTGAGGTGCTTTCGGGACGGTTCGTGACAGGGGAAGGGAAGGATAGGCTGGCACAACGGAGGTGGAAGCAATGGATGAATTTAGGTGGCCGCTGACTAAAGGCCTGTTACTCAGTGAGGGCCCA